GATCTGCAAGTGGTCCATGCACTCCATATATGGATTGGCATACCAATTTAACAACAAAAGGCGTGGCGTATTGCATTGGTGTATCTGGTATTTGGTCACAAGAAATTATATTATCTCTTGCTGGTCATGCAAGTACTGAGCTATCTGATGGAACATCAATTGCACGCAAACGGTACGGCTACGTTTGGGCGAATTGAATTACGCAAGGTGATCGTTCCATAGCCACCGTAAATACGGAGTACGGTACCTGAGCATCTGCCGCCAGGCCATCTTTTTTGTGTTATTTCGCGAGATGAAATATAGAAAAACGTTCACCAAAGGAGTAATCGTGAAACTTTTCCTCATTCTTTTTGTCACGGCCGTAACCGCGCCGGCCCAGACCAAACTCCCGTTAGGGATGTTCTTACCTCTTACAATTATCTGTTTCATTTAAAACATTTATATGATAAATATATAGTAATAGAGGAGTAATTTATAATATGCCACGTATCTCGCTTTGGCAGGGTGGAAAACGGACTGACGATTTTAAATTTTTTGATAGATCAATCAATGAACAATTCACAATGGGCGCAACCGATATGAATGTTCATATGTATCTTGGACCTCAAAATAATAATACATCTCTAACAGTTACAGTTAATCAATCTACAATTGGTACCACATTAACTTTTACAGATACATCTACAATAAATATTGGGCAATTTGTTTTTGGCATTGGTATTCCACCTACTACTAAAGTTGGCGTTAAAACTCCAACAACTGTTACACTTACTCAATCAACTACATCAATAGTAACTTCTGGAACTATAATATGGTTTAGTGATATTAATGATTCCACATTACCTAATTATTTAAATCAATCTGCACAAAATATACAAGATTTACTGTTACTAGAAAATAGAGATAGAAAATACGATAGTTCAATATATACATTGCGTGGTTCTTATCAAGTTCAAGATTTAGATTTTAATTTAAGTCAATTTGGATTATTTTTAACCAATGATACAATTTTTATAACATTTCATTTAAATACTATGGTCCAACAACTTGGACGAAAATTAATGTCAGGAGATGTATTAGAATTACCTCACTTGAAAGATTTTTACTCATTAGATGAAACTGTACCAGTTGCACTTAAACGATTTTATGTAATACAAGATGCTATGAAAAGTGCAAATGGCTATAGTCCAACTTGGTGGCCTCATTTGTGGAGAGTTAAAGCTATTCCATTAGTTGATAGTCAAGAATATAAACAAATATTACAACAAATTCAACCAGGAACAAATTCAACATTATCTGATTTATTAGGAATTGGTAATACACAATTAAATATTAATAATGCGGTAATTGATGAAGCTGAAAAAGCTGTCCCACTAAGTGGATATGATACTTCAAGTTTATGGATTCCTCCAATGTTAGATGGAGACAAAAATTCATTACCACTTAAACCAACTGACAGTCCTGATGAAATTGTAGCTGGATACTTAGTTGGAGATGGTAAATCTCCAAATGATTATTATACTACGAGTGGGACTAGTTTTCCTTCTAGTCCAACTACTGGAGATTTTTTCTTGCGCTTAGATTTTTTACCAAATAGACTATTTAAATTCAATGGCACACATTGGATTAAGTGTGCTGATTCTGTTAGAACTTCATTAACAAATGGAGAAGGACAGACCCAACGCGATACTTTTATTAACAATAATAATACATTTACAAATGATTCAGGGCAAATCGAAGCAAGCAAACAATCTCTTAGTAAACTATTACGACCCGATGCAGATTTCTAATAAATATTAGTGTAATCTACTATTTGTGATAATTATCACAAATCTAAATTAGGAGCGGTATAGAAATGAAACTAGCCTTGCTAATGTTATTGGTATTAAGTGCATTTGCACAACATACAATTGTCGTTCAGGATATTGGAACTGTTAAACTCGGGTCAGATGCTGTAAATGTAGTACAAAAACAACTCACACAAGATTTCTACCCAGCATGGGGAATAACAGCCAGTCTTCGCTATACTATAATCGAAAATGACATGCGCTTTGGAGAGATAGTAGTTCGCATTATGGATACTGAATATGTATCGTGGAATTACACAGGATACGTGGCTATACGACTTGTGGATGCATATGGCAAGCCGATTATATTGATCTTTATGGACAAAATAAAAGTATCGAACATCCCGCCGGCTTATGTACTTGGACACGAAATCATGGAATATTTAGTTAACCCTAAGGGCACTTACCAAGTACTTCGTTCAGATACTGGATTAATTAGAGTCTATCGTCTAGAGATTTGTGATGCTGTGCAGAAACATATGTACTCTATTAATGGTATGTTTGTCAGCAATTTCACGCTTCCGGCTTTCTGGGGATCTTTTTTCGTTGGTCCGTATGATTATATGGGAAAGATTATGACACCATTTGGTTCGCTAGCATCAGATGGAGAATTGAGTTACTTTACTGTAGCAGCAACAATATAAATCATCTAATCCTTGTATTTAATTTCTGATAAATATAAGCATGGCCCTAGAAACTTATTTTTATGACGCACAATTGCGCCGCTTTTTAACACAGATAATTAGAATACTTAGTAACTTTCAAGTGAAATATTCTGATGGAACATTACTACAAATTCCAGTTACTTATGGAGATTCATCTAGACAAGCTGCAACTATCATCAAGCGAAATAGTGAAAATAGTATTTCAAGTACTCCATTAATAAGCATTTATATTACTAATATAAGATATGATCAAGATCGACTACAAAGTCCTACTTTTACAGAAAGACTGTCTGTACGTACCAAAAAATATAATTCCGAAACTGATAGTTATCTACCCGAACAAGGAAATGCTTATACTGTTGAAAGAATTATGCCTGCTCCTTATACCTTAACAGTTAAAGCAGATATTTGGACTAGTAATACAGATCAAAAATTTCAAATATTAGAACAAGTATTAGTGTTATTCAATCCAAGTATTGAAATTCAAAGTACTGATAATTATTGGGATTGGTCAAGTTTAACTACATTGAGATTAACTGGTACTACTTGGTCAAGTAAATCTATTCCAGCAGGTACAGAAGATCAAATTGATATTTCTACACTTGAATTTGAATTACCAGTTTGGTTAAGTATGCCAGCTAAAGTAACTAAGATGGGTGTTATATTAAAAATTATTGCAGGAATTTTTGATCCACGTGGAAATTTATCAGACTTTGTTTCATCAGATGATCTATTACTTGGAACTAGGCCATGTATTACATTTCAAAATTATGGAATATTTTTAAATAATAGTGAAGTTAAATTAGTTAAAAATAATTCAGTGAATGTTGTTCCTGATCCTACTGATATTCAAACACAAATTATTACCGGAGATCTATCTTCATGGAGTGCATGTATTGATAAGTATGGTGCTATACGAAATGGAATCACACAACTTAGAATGATTGATCAAACTGACCCAACTAGTGAAATAGTTGGAACTGTTGCTATTAGTCCAACTGATGATACTGTTCTATTATTCAATGTTGACACCCATACTTTGCCAGCTAATACTTTGACAGCAATAACGGCTGTAATAGATCCAACTAGAGTAGCACCAGGTATAAATGGCCTACCTAATGTAATACTTGGGCAGAGATATTTATTACTTAACAGTTTAGGTAATATATCAGATAGTGAATCGTCTGTTGGATGGAATATAAATGGACACGAAACTATTGCTAATAGAAATGATATTATTGAATATGATGGTACTAAATTTATAGTTGTATTTGATAGTAATAATATTTCATCTATACAAGTTGTAACTAATTTAATAAGTGGAAAACAATATAAGTTTGTTGAAAATGAATGGGTTAAAGCTGTTGATGGAGAATATACAAATTTAAACTGGAGACTTGTAATCTAATTAGTAAATATTTTAACACAATTTGCGATTTTACTTATCTTCATACATTTTTAGTACTAGTATATAACCCATTCATATCGTCTATCTATTGATTATCTGCCAATCTTAACCATCCCGCAGCAGAATTTACAGGATGTGTCAAACTACCATAATCAGCCATAAGAACCGCAGTGGTACCAGCAGCTAAATTAAAAGTAGTAGCACTACCAGTAGCAGAAATAATAGTTTGGCTACCGGTTGTATTTACCGTACAAGTACCCGCAGCAGTACTTAAACAAATAACCCTACGAATGCTATTAGTTATTCCTGTAGCATCAGGTAGAGTAGTTATAGCTGTAGCAGCAAGAGATAATATAATTTCTTGTGACCAAATACCAGATACACCAATGCAATACGCCACGCCTTTTGTTGTTAAATTGGTATGCCAATCCATATATGGAGTGCATGGACCACTTGCAGATC